GCGCAAGTACCAAAACGCTAGTACTATATCGGGCTGATTACTTCGATTGGCTGAATCATCCGGTAGCTTTCCTCTGCTGGGTCAATCACCAAGTCCGTGATCGCCCACACCAAAGCGTCAAGCCGATCCGGGCTTCGATCCGTGCTGCCAGGTACAAAACTGCACATCTGATCTTCGAGTTGCTGAAAGCTCCCCAGGTGATGCACCATGCCGCGTTCGTACAGCGCCGCGACGGGTTCAGCTCGAGTGTACTTCCCTCGCGATGCTCTGACCGCTCGAAAGGCTATCGAAGCGTCCAGCGCCCGCACGTTGCGCTCTACCAGTTCGCCGCCGTTATTCACCTCAGCTACCACGCGATCGGCCCGCCGTGCGTGGTAAGCCGCTCTTACGATGGTCGCCCAGCCTAGTGGTGATTCTCTACACGTCAGATCGTCCAACACGACCACATGGCCGCTGCGCAGCGTACAAGCTACCGTGATTCCGGTCTCGTCGCTTTCATCGTTTGCGCTCACCGCTGGATCGATCGCGATTACCGTCCTGGCAATCAGATCCCAACGCATCTCCGAAGCCTGCACCCGCGTGGCGTCGATCAGCTTGCGAGTCCACAGCGCGCCTGGTACGTCTTCGAGCACTTCCGCATTGATCTCTTGCCGGCCGATCCGAGTCCCTTCGTACTTTTTGAGAATGTCCTCGAAGAACGCCGGCGCCAGGTTCGCTCGATTGTCGTAGCTCGATCCCCTGGTTACGTGCGTCATGGGATTATCCATAAGACTTTTCAGCCATTTCGATGGCTTGGGAGTTGAGCTGATAACGCCGCGTGGATCGTCGCCAAGGCGAAACCCGAACATCAGGTTATCCCAGGCGTCGTCAAGGAATCGCCAGGCGCACGGTTCGTCCGCCCAAAAGGCCTCGCATTGCGGGCCTCGTAATCGTTCCGGCTCATCGGCCGAGAACGTCTCAGCGACGGCGCCGGTGTGGAAGGTGATCAAATGCTTGGACGGTTCGTAGTTTGGCTTTTGATGAGCTGGGAAACAGTTGAGTAGTCCAGACGGCCCGAGTACCATGACGTTGCGGGTATCAGACGCAGTTGGGCCGATAAGGTGAAGACGTCGATAGCCACGGTCCACCCAGGCACGAACAGCCTCCCCACCAGTTCGAGTTTTCCCGAAGCCACGGCCGGCGAGCAAAAGCCAGTATCGCCAGTTCCCTTCGGGGAGAAGCTGTTTTGGTCTTGCCCAGAAGGTCCAATCATGCAGCAGTCCCTTGGCTGTGGGTTCGTCAATCTCCGCTAGGAGCTCGTTCCGCTGGCTTTCGTCCAGCGACGCGAGCAATTCCGCTACGGAGCTGTTCGGTTGCGCTGACATAATTCACCTCAATGGCCTTGCCGTCCTTGCCTGTTACCTCGATTGAGCGAAGTTGAGGGACGGTGTACTTGGCGAGTTCCGCGTGCATCCTCGCTCGAATTGGCAGATCCGCTGTGGGGTCCGCAGCAATCATTGCCATGCCTTCGATGGGATTCACGCCAAGTTTGTCGAGCAGTCCAGCGACGTCGCGTGTGATCTTGTTCTTGCTCTTGAGTTTGCGCCCGCCAACTTTCGGATGCCCTGGTTGAAATGTTGTGCTTGCCTTAGCCACTATCCACTCACTAATTCCGGAGCTTCAGAATAGCACACACTTGCGCAACTTAAGCGGGCAACCGTTCCTCGATCCGGATCAGTTGAGACTCTATCAGCTCCAGCCGCTTGGTATTCGATGTGTGCATGGCCAGCGATTCATTTCGGTTAACGTAAGCCGAGCCCAGGTTATCCATGATGGACTTATACAGCCCCGCGTGGTCGATTGCGAAGTCTGCCCGCATCTTTGCCATCTCAAGCTGCACCTTGCCAAGCTCGATCGTGAAACGGGACTGCATCTCAGACATAGACCCGTTTACACGTAAGTTCATGATTAACATCAGGACAGTGGCTGCGGCTCCAAGGAAAGCTAGTATGATTGCTATTACATCACCAGTTGTGAGCGTCACTGGAATGGAGTCTAGCACACCGTAAGATGCTTCACGCGAGGCTTTCGTTTCACAACCCGTAGCGCTGGGCGTGCTCTATATCATCCGTGGCCACGCACTCGCCGGTTTTCCTTCCACGCGCCCCTACGTCGAACTCCTACCAATGGGTCTTTTGTGCGTCGTAGTAGCCGTGCTCGCCGCGCGTCGTATTGCTTGCGGTGCAATTCGCAGCGAGTCCCATAGAGGATTCGCGCGCCGTCGCGGTCTCGCCTGGCGTGTGGCCGCTTCTCAGCAGGCAGTCCGCACTCGATACAGATACGCGCGGAGTTTTGTTCTCGTACTTCCCAGCCCTTGAGCCGGAAGCGAAACCTGACGGTTTTACGGTTACAATGCAACTGTCTGGCGATTTGGCTAATGCTTTTGCCTTCTATGAAGTGCATATCCCAGATTGACTGAAGAGACACTTTTATTTTGGGCATTCATCATTCCAACCTAAACACCGTCCCATCAAACCAGATCGGGTATTCCTGCCCTGGAACCAACAAGCTTGCCGCCGGATCGTTCTTCCCGGTCTTGTCTTTGATGTTCACCGGCCCCACTTTTCCGGACAGCCCGGACGCCGAATCGATGTTCAGCGAACAGGCGCCGGCTGCATTCGTCACGTCGGGCACCAACCGGAGATGCATTCCCTTAGTGTAGGCCGTGAGAGCTTGGCAGCCGGCCGCGCCGAATCCAGTGTAGGTGTAAGCTGAAGTGCCGTTCGATGAAGGCACGAAGTCGCAGACACCGGATTGAAATGTCGGCTTGCTCAGAATCATCGCCGTATTGACCGCTGCCGCGATATTGAGCACCCCATTCGTTCCAGAGCATGGCGCCGGCGTACAGGTCCACAGGACACCGTTGCCGCTGGTCAGGTTGAGAGTTGTTATCCCAGACACCGCCGCACCGTCCACCGTCACCGTAAGCGCTGTGGGTGGTGTTACAGGAATCTGGGAATTTAGCGCCAACACCACGAACAATCCGACGAAAATCAGCGACACTACTTGCGTTTTTGTCACGGCACTACCAAGACCACAGTGCTAACGCTGGGCTGTGGAGGCACAGACGTTGACGCTACCACAGGTGCCGACGCGCCGCACGCCTGAGTTATCGGCGTCGTCGGAGTACAAGCCACAGCCACAGCAGAGACCTGGTAGAAAACGGTCCCACCAACAGGCTCGGAATCTGCGTAAGTTGTGGTAGTGGCCGTCGAACCGAGCACACACGTTTGCCCGGTGACTGTTCCGGTGCAGCCTTTGAATATGAACGGGCCAATAGCGGCAGCTCCGGTGGAAATGGTGTAGCCAGTGACGCCGCTCGTTGTGGAAGCAGTCCAGGTCACGTTTACGGTTCGGGATTGGGCGGCCATCAATGCAATCGCCGCGAAGAACAGGAGTAAGATGCGCATGGGAAAAGTGTACTCCTATGCCGATATCGGCGCAACTGAAGCAATGAGCGCCGCTTCCAGACCACGGCGCGAAACAAGCCCAGGCAGCACATATCCATGTCGATCATGGATATACCGCTCCAAATAATCCCGTCCCTGCAATACACCTTCGAGGGTATTGTAACCGCAGTTGTAGCCGAAACTCATGTACGCAGCACCGGCCACCAGCGGTTCAGCTTCGACCAGCTTCAGCAGCGGAGCCGCGTCACTTTGCAGCAACGAGCTGGCCTTATCCATGGTTATCGTATAGCCTGAGACGACTTCCGGCCCCGTATGTCCGAAGCCCACAGTCCAGACGCCGCCTGAGTCCTGATAGGCTGTCAAGCGCACGCCTTCGAATACTCGAATCAAAGCTGCTGCCAGCATCGCTACGTTCATGGTTTCTCTTTCTTCTTTTGCGCGATCCGCCATTCGAATAACGCTTCTATGGAGTGCTTCATCAGTACGCCCTGGGTTTGAAGCTGGGAATGGTACTGAAGGTTCATTCGTGCGGGAAAATACCTTAGATGTGTGGGCCACAGCCTTGACCGACAATGCTGGTTGAAGGGTGTGGCCCCGTCCGGACAGTATCGTTAAAGCCCTGTCGGATTCGTCTTCGGCTTTGCAGCAAGCTTAGCCGCCGCAACCTGTGCCGCTGTCCCGGTAGCGGTTGTGGTTGAACTGGTAACCGGCGTTGCGACTCCGAACAGATCACCAATCGCCGTGGCTGCTGTCGGTGACACAGTAACGGTATCGGTCAATGTTTCTGCCGTTGAGCCGTCCGCGTTTAGCACGGTAACCGTGCACGTGATGGCAACGTTCGGCTGTGCTAGATTGGCAGCCCCCGATACCACGCCGCTCAACATTGTCGCAGTACCAGCCGGAACTGAAGGCGTAGCGTCCGCCGCCCGAACCGCGGCCGGTGAAGGATCGGCCGTCAGGATGACAGTGTTGGGATCCGCCGATACCGCGCTGATAGTTTGACCAGAGCCAAGCAACGCGCCTACGAACGGTGCGGTGCCGAAAATGTAGAAGTTGTCTGTGTCCCCTACGGGAAGAATCAATGGCATATTTTCTCCTTTTGACTTTGAAAACAGAATTCCGATTCCGTGTGCACCTGGAGCCAGTAGCTTAATTAATCGTCGCAACTCCTTAAGGATTTCCTTCTCGGTGTGAAGAATCTCCCCAAGGTCGTCAGGCCACATTCTAGGCCGTGGGTGTTACGGGCTTCACTGTGGCGTTCTTTGCCGCTACCGCTGCCTGAAGTCCTTGAATAGCTGTTATGGCCGTGGCGTCGCCTGCGTCCGCACCAGCAAGCGTGGCCATAATTGTGGTGCTGTTGTCCGGATGCAACAGGTTAACAATCAGGCTCACAAAGCTCGGGGCTTCGCTGATAAGAGTCGTAATCAGTGCTGCTGCCATGTTAGACCACCTTCGCTTGGATTATCTGAAGTGTCGTCACCAGAGCCGCGAGCGACGTGGTGATTGCAAGTTTGGCGTTGGCGTCCTTGATCTGAAAAACGTCGCCGGTTGTGATCGAGCCTTGAATTTCCGCAATGATCGGCGTCAGGACTTGGGAGATTGTCGCCTTGTTTGCGGTCGTAAGCGAACTGATAGCCCTGGTCGCCGCCACAGCTCTGGAGTTGGCGTTGATGGTGTCGGTTAGGATCGCAGCGACCTTCGTACCCTCGGCGGGCGTCATGCTGCCTTGACCGACTAGCGCCGCGGAGGTGTTAGCGATGAGCACCACGGCCTGTGGAATGGCGTTCTCGGCATTGGCGATGGTTTGCAGATCGGCGCTATTACACCCAGCGAGTGTCATAAAAAGCAGCAACGGTATCAGAACCAGTGCCGCGCGCGTTCGAGCAATTGATTGTTTGGGCATGTTAGACCGTCACGTAGGGTGGGTAATCCGCGTAATTGAGCGAGACTAGAATCTGCCCCGTGTTGCCGCTCCCTGTTTTTCCATTTTGATTCACACCAGGAGCAATGGTCACGGGAGGATACGAAAGCGCCGGCACTGACGTGTACCCGTACGTAATCCGGGACGCCATGATTTTACCGGGGTCCCAGCCCCACACCATGATCGGAACATCGATCAAGAACCCTTGTTCGGCTAAAACAATCGCCTCCATGGTGCGCTGCTCAAAGTCAATAACACCCGGAAGTCTCCGCACTGACGGAGATTGATGCAACCAATACGCAGCATCAAACTCGGTGTAATTTCCATTCGGATCGGGTGTGGCTACCCCGGTCAATTCAGGCATGTGCTTCTCCTCACTCAGAACGTTACCACTTTCGTACTACTTGCGCAAGTACCAAAATGCCTCACCTATCAGAAACGCCACAAACACCCCAACAATCAGTATCGCGATCGCCCTCAATGACCCGACCAGCAGCGTCCGCAATACGTGGCCTTTCACCGTCATCAGGTCTTTAAGGGGCCAGCATTTTCGCGAACCGAGCCTTGGCTTCGATAAGCCGATGTTCTACTTCTTTGAGTTCATTGCGCTTTTGGTACGCCTGACGCTCCAAGTCCTGGATGTAGTTGAACTGCGCATGTTCGTCCGCATCGGATACCTTGGCTGGCTTGTCAGTGTGTTTCGTATGGCTCATGTTTTTCCCTTTCATGTCTTCGGAGCTCCGGTCAGAAATCGTCTCGCCAGCTCCGCGCCGGCATTCACCACGATCAGAACTTCCGCGGTGTAATCATGGCCGTTCCAAACGTACGAGAGCTTCAGCAGCCATGGAACCCCGAGCGTCACGAAAAGCCCGATGATCTGCACGAGGACCATGCGCCCCGCCTTCTGGAGATCAAGGCTGTTGAGATGGAATTGCCGACTCGAAGTGCCTTGAAGTGCGCCTAACGGGTTTTCGTTCACTTAACCGCGCTCCCAAAAACCTGGTACCCGAGAATTCCGATCAGCACGAAAAAGAAAATCGCGCCAACGGTCCAGCGAAAGTACGGCCGCGCCGGATCGTAAGCAACGTGGACGATAAGGGTGCAGATGAGCGCAATCACAAAGAACAGCCAGAACCAAACCTGAGGTGCCATAGGTTAAGCCTCCTTGCGGAGAATGGTATCACTTTTCTCGGCTAGGTATTCCGCCCGCCGTTCCTGCCAGGGTGTAGCGTGGTTCTTCGCCGGCGCCCGCCGCTTGATCTTGTAGCGACCTCGCATGTTCAGGGTTGTGGATTTGGCACGCATTTCCTCAGCGTGCGCTTTTTGCCGCTCGGTCATAGCCAGTCTCCTTTACTGGTGGCTTCCTGAGCTTCCATGCTCGCTCAGCCGCTTCGAGTTCCGCTCCGTTGCCTACCGGATACCCCTCGCGGTCCGCCCACTCCAGGAGGCTCACAAGCTCTGGGGCTGGGGTTTCGATCTTCATTGGGAAGCGACGGCGCATCTCTTCCTGAGTAGTTCTTCTATTGTTATAAGGATGAAACGCGGAAGCTGGGAACTTGCTTTGCACTAGCTTTGCACTAGCTTTGCAATTTTCGGCCGCAACTACTTGATAAGTAGCAGGTTGCGGACCTGATTGGAAAACGGCTACTAAACCGGCGTTTTTTAGCTCGGCGATGTAGTTCGAAAGTTGGCGCGGAGACACGTTCATTTCCTTGGCAAGAGTAGAACGGTAGGGGAAAATGACGTCGTATCGAGCAGCGTAGCGTCTGAGGATCTTGAGAAGGCGCTGGGCGCCGCGGGATAGCTTCACTGAACTCTCCGCGAAAGAGAAAGGCGCAGGGTGGGCCACAAGTTCGCGGCGAGTAGCCCGTGGTTCCCTGCGCTGATTTCGGACGTCTCTATTCTAACTCAGAATCTGGCGGCGCATCAACCCGGATGTTTTGTACCACTCCCGCGCACCGTCCACACTATCGAATACCATCACCAACGAACCGCGCAGACGTTCCGCTAGATGCCAAGCCCCCTGATGCTCGGTGATGAACTTGCCGGGTGCCTTGAACTCGATCCAGAGCACCTGAGCCAACACGCTAGGGTTTGCGTGCGCAAGGTCCGGACAGTTGAGCGCAGCACCGTGATACCGGATGAACAGGTAATCCGGCATCCCCACTTCCCCGAATCCCTTCCCGCGGCTCTTGTCGCTTACCGGATCGGTGCGGATCGCGCGCCATCCATCGAGCTCCAGCATCAGCACTACCGCTTGCTGAACGTCTACTTCACTTATTTTGAGCCGAGGAATTGACTGATCTTTTTGTTTGCGCATTCTGCTCCACACAAGTGCAACTCTTCGGGACACAGTTGCCCGTACTCCCACTTCGCTAAATAAACTATTGTTGACGATCGAGCGTCCAGGCGAAACCAGTGATTCGCGTCCTGCTTCGTTTTGCCGCACTCATCGCAGACGTAGGCGGTTCTCTGCATTCAGCGCGCCGCCATTGCCGCTACGAGGCCGAGCGCCGCGGCCGCAGACATTCTTCCGCACGACATTCCGTACTGTGGGTTGTCCTCCGGGAACTTCTCGGCCGCACACTTAGCTCCTGACGACCGACGCCCAGTGTTTATGTGCGCCATTGTGTCCAAGCCCGGCTTTCCGAAACGATAGAATCCGCTCATTCAACCCTCAGGCTCATCTTATAGGTCACCAAAGAGCATCCAGGAACGCCGTCGCCGCGCTTCAGCGCTTCGGCTATCTTGGATTTCACGGGCTCGGTTTTCGGTTCTGGTAATTCGCCGATTTCCGCCAAAGCATGCGTAGATCCGAGTCCATCGTTTTCAAGCGCCACCAGGATTAGTTTCCACAATTCCACTGGCATCGAGACCGTGAGTTTGCAATATTCCGCAGGCACCAATTCCGGCTGGGCTATCTCTACGCTCGCCGGGCATTTCACCAGCCTCAGCGTATTCGAATCCCCATCCAACCGTGCTTTGCCGCTCATTAGCATTACCGACTTCACCAGCGTCTCTAATCGTTCGTGCCGTTGCTCCCACGCATCCGCCCGCGCCTTCAGCCGCTTCGCCTCTTCCTTTGCCGCTGCCGCACGCGCTTCGAACTCTTTCAGGTAATACGCCACGCCGTCAACCTTGCGAATCTCTTTCGAGACGTACTCGCGGATCTCGATGTCCTTCTCGATAACCGAAAGACCATCCGCCGCTAGCTCCTCACGTTCGAACATCAGCCGCATGAGCGTGGCTTCCAGGTTATACAGCGATAAGTTTTGAGTGCTCATAGTTTTGCCGCTGATAGTCTGAACTTCTTGCAGAGCCACGCGATGAAAGACTTGGTATCAGGATGATTCCACGCCTTGATTTCTTCGATTACCTCACGGAAGCATTGATCGTATCCCTGCTCAAAATACTGCTGCTTTTCATCCTCACTCATTTGGCGATTTACTTTTGGGTCGCTCATTTCTTTGGCTCCTGGAGGTCCAGCGTTCTCGATTGGCCGGCGTCACTGCGCTTCTTGCGCTTTGGCTGAAACTGCTCTCGCGTCTGGATAATTCCTTCCACCACGCGAAAGGTATCTTGCGCTTGTTCGAGGTCCACTTTCATGAACCACATGCGGATGTCAATCTCTTCGATGCTGCCTAGATGTTCTTTGGTCATTCGGTTCTCCTAGAAAGGTACCCAGTCGTCGCTCGGTATGTCTCCGTCCGGTTCTTGCCCTTGCGTCTGTTGTTCGGCGTCTTCCGGCTTGCGATCCTTCACACGGATGTAATCCCGAACCTTCGGCGCTTCCATCGCTTTCGGCAGACGCATGATCGTAGTCACGTTGGCGTACGTGTCGCCTTCCTTGGTGACCTGCATCACGTTCAGCAGAGCTGGAGCCGACAATAACGTCTCCAGGTCAAAGCCCTGAAGTTGCTCATCGTTGAACGGAATCCCGCGCCATGATTCCAGATCCTTCAGCAGCGCTGCCTTTTTATGCAAGCTCAACGTGTAGCGCTTCTGAACGATGTACGGTTTATTGTCTGCCATCACTTCCGCAATCTGCCACACGATCCGAACTTTGTGCTGACTTTTCTTCTTGCCGCCGTAAGAGACTTCGAGTACGCCCATGTCCACGACGTCACAACAAACCGCCGCATGGGCGCCGGCGGGCGCCGGGATGAAGTCTCGACCACCTCCGGTTGCTTTTGCCACGATAGCCATTACGCACTCTCCTTTTCTTCAATCTCGGGATAGTCTTGATCTCGCTCCGCATTCGCCCAGGCTTTCGCGACTCGCTTCCTCATCGCTTGGGTAATTGCCGGCTGCGATTCTCGAAAGTCTAGATCCAGCTTTTCATCAGGTTCCATGCTTTCTGACGACCTCTCACGAATGCGCCGCGCACGTTGCTCGCGAAGTTTTCACCGGAGCAACAAGAGACCTGGCGCATTCGTCAAAGCTCAACAATCACCGAAAGCAACCAAGCGCGATCATGCGCACGATTACCAGCGCGGCGCCGCTTTGCCCCAAGTTGCTTTCCATGCTTCCTCCGGCCTGGTCGCATCCAGGATTCGCTTCACGGCCGCGCTGGTAATCGTGCGCATCCGCAGTCCTTTTTCGATGCCCTGACAAGTGGAGCACGTTGACGGAGAGTTGCCCGCAAGAGCTTCGAGATCCACATCGTAGCCACAATACTTGCACCGCATTTATGCAACCTCCTCAAGATCCGGCTCGGCGTATTCCGATTTCCAGCATTCCTCTGCCTGTTCCGAAAGACGGTTTTGAAGTTGTTCGGCTTCGATAGCTAGGCCGGTTTCGCGTAGCACGACAAGCTGCTTAATCAGCGTGTCCAACGTGTCGCCCGCGTCCTGTAAGAGCTGGTAGCGCGTTTTCATTTCGTAGCCTTTCCCGGTTCCTTCCGCGGCGTCACTTTCGCCATCGACTTGCGCCCTGTGATATATCGGTTTGCCATTAGCGACCTCTCCGAAGTGAACGGCCAACCATGAACATGAGCACGCCGTAGAGGTACAAACAAAAAGCAACCTTGAGCCAGTACATTACTTTTTCTCCCTTGCGAGCGCATCCAAGCGCATCTGAATTCCCTGCTCCACAAGAGCCCGAATGCGAAACCCGTACTTCAATGCAGCCTCGCGGACCTTTGCCAGCAGAACAGAATCTACCGGCACCGTTTGAGTGACCAAGCTCTTCGGGGCTATCCGGTCCATGTCTGCTGTTCTCTTCATGTCTACATTCTAATGTAGCCACGATAGAGTTGTCAAGAAAATAATGTAGGAGAGTGTAGGAATTATGCTCGGCGTCCGTCCATCGGCAATCCCCGCAGAGACTTCGCCGGAGCCTTCAGCAGCAACCGGACTGCCGTAGCCACCAGCACACCGATAGTGGTCTGACGATGCTTGGCGAACTCTTTCAACTGCTCGTGATCCTCGGGAGAGACGTAGCCGGATACCTTGACGGGTTTCACAGACTTGATTGTATGGCAGGATGCATTCTTGCGCAAGTCGCAAAAATACCGGAGCCCAGATCCACTCTGCGCTCCGGGTCTACGAAGTAGATGGCAATGACCTAACGTGGAAAGCTTACCACTCGAAACCAGTCTACAATACCCCCATGTCCCCTCGTGTCGTCTGCATCTGCCTCACCCGCGATCGCCCACGTTTCCTCGACCGCGCCCGCCGATGCTTTGAAGCTCAGACCTACCCCAATAAACGCCTCTACGTCATCAACACCGCCTTTTCGCCGTTCGCCGACATGACCATCGGCGCCCTCCGGAACATCGCTGTCCATGCCGCCGAAGACGCTGACGTGATCGCACACTGGGACGATGATGACTGGTCAGCTCCAGAACGATTGGCGGAACAAGTCGAAATGCTGACTCCAGACGTTGACGCCGTGGGATACCGGGATATGCTGTTTTACGATTCGCAGCGTTCTGAGGCTTGGCTGTATCGCGGCGCCGCGAACTTCTGTGTTGGCACGTCTCTGATGTACTGGCGAAAGACCTGGGAGCGGAAACGGTTCGCGGATACCAGCGAAGGCGAAGACGGCGCTTTCCAGCTCGGCCTGGTGACCAGGTCAGTGCCGGCCGGCATACGGATGATAGCCGAGATTCACGGGACGAACACGTGGGGAAAGATTTATCCAAAGACCAACGAATTCTCGAGATGCCCGCAGTTTGATGCAGAGTGCAGAAAGACGCTGGGCTAGGGGGCTGTTCGACTTGTTCCTGGATTGACAGCACGGCTCAGCACATAGTTTCTTGACATGCCGACGTTCATGAGCACTTCAGCCACAACCTGGGTGACACGAATGTTTCCCACGTCTCCAGATTGCAGCACTTCAGCCACAACCTGGGTGACACGCGCGTACGGGACGTCGCCTGCTTGAAGGACTTCCGCGACTACCTGTGTGACTCTATCTGCCATATCAGGAAATCATCTTGTAGCCGAATTGCCGCGCGTTGAAACCGGCCTGGGTCCATTGCGCGCTCGTGCTCGGGTCTGTCTCGTAAATATCAAAGAAGCCGGTATAGCTCGACAGCAGCCCATGCGCCGTAGCGTTGATGTGATCCGTACTCCCGTCGTAAATGTCTGCCGAGATCGACCGGGCGCCCACGTCGTCTTTTCGCGCCGTGATGACGGTCTGCACCGCGAGTATCGGCGTGGTGGTTCCGAGGTTCTTTGGGTTGAAAGTATCAATCTGTCCAACGGTCGCGCTCAAATTGTAGCTCGTGTCATTGTCCACCAGCGTTTCGTCGATCTGTGAAACGTTGGTACTTGCGAGCGGGGTCCACTGCACCGAGTGGCCGTTGGTGTTCATTCCAATGGTCTGGACTCGCGACTCACCGAGAAAGGTGGTGGATACCCCGCCTGTCGGAGTGACAACATAGAGGTCATCGTAAGCACAGGTCACTGAAGTTCCGTTGGAACCACTGATCCAGATACGATTGAAGGTTGCGTTCACGGTGTTTTGCGTGTTCACGCCGCTGATATTTATCACCGTGGTGCTGGCGACTCCATCAGACACGTTGACCTGCACTGCTCCGGCTGCTCCAATCGTCGCCTTGACTTCGACGTAATACCAGAGCCCCCCCAGCATTGTCGGACCCGTTGATGCTTGGGCGAGGAGAGTCCCTCCACTTCCGTTTACGCCTCGGTAGACATTCAGGAAGCCAGAAGCGATACCAAACTCAAGCTGTACGTCGGCGGTGACATCGCCACCATCGTTTAGACGCAATACTTTCGTCACGTTTCCCGCCTGGTTTGCGGTGCCACCGATGTTCAGAGCGAAACCGATTATTCTCGTCGCGAGCGAGCCGAGTGGAAGCCCATAGGACGCGGAATTGTTGCTGAACCCATTCCATGACTGCCCTGTTGTTCCGAACCGTGGTCCACCCGTGGCTCCCGCAGCAGTCCATCCGTACTCCCCCATATTCGCCACTGAGTAGTTATCAAATCCATCGAAAAATTCTACGGCCATATTTCCTCAGAACTGAATGAAGATTTCCACCACAACGTCTTGAGCAACCACCACCGTCCCGCTGGTGGCCACATACTTGGCCTCAACGGTGAAGAGATCCGGAACGATCGTTACTGGTGGGGAGCCCGTCGTAAGCTGATCCATGCCAGCCACAGGAAACGGCGAAGGGGTAAAGGTGGTTTGTTGCGCCACGGAGCACTGACCGCTTGGCAACACCAACTTATTCGAATCGCCACCAGAGACGAAAATTGAGGTGCCTGTGGCACAGGGCGGACTCCCTATCTGTTGCGCCGCGGTCGCTCTCAGAATATCGATAACCAAGTTTTGACCCTGGGGTGGAATCCGCGCCGACACGCTAACCCTCGTGACGTTTCCCGAGTTCTGGAAGTTCACCCTACCAACAGGAACAACAGCTAAGGAGCTGGTAAGAATCAAACCACCAGCGCCTGTCTGGTCGCTCGCCCCAAGTGACCAGCCTTCAATCTCGGACTGGATCCCGCTCGCGGCCGGCGTCGTCGGCGGACTGCCGTTCGAAGCTGAGTTTCCAACGCTCGAAGCCGCGGCCAGTGTCGGGCTCGTCACCTTGGCCAGCAAAAGCTGGAACCAGCGCATATAGTTGCCGGTATCAACCTGGTTCGATACCGTCACCTGAAAGTTCATTGTCCCAGTGGCTGTTGGTGCCAAGGGAATCTGTGAGACAACCCCCGGCACTTCCGTCGCTTGGATCTCCATGACGGTATACGGCCCGAACAGATTGTGCAAGCTCAGCGCAAAATTGATTTGCTTCCCCACCACGAAGTCCTCGCGATAGGTGTTGAACTGAATGCTCTGCGCAATGTACGCATAGTTATTCACTTCGCCTTGAGCGTACGTGGTCGCCACGCTCGCACTGGTGATTCCGGCCTGCTGATCGATGTTAGACCAAATCCCGGAGCCACCCTGAAGCGCCTGAGCCGCCGCGATCGCGGCCGGGTCCTTCACTTCCACGAACGAAACCGAGAACGAATCGTACGTGACGACAATCACCGATCCGCTCGTCGGCGGAATCTGTTGCCCTTGCTGCACCACCGCAGAATCCGACGACCAATACCAACCGACTTTCCCGAAAGCGTCGACCCCGAGCTGGTAAATGGTTTGCGTTACTCCGTTGACCGTGATGACCGGAGCCGCATTCAGCGGAAACTGACACACAAAGCTAAATAGATGCCCATCGCCGATGAAGGTGTTGGACGAACTTTGCGTTCCGATTGGCGCCCCAGTCCCCACGTACTGATCGTTTCGGTAGTCCGCGGTGGTAGTGGTGACCTGCATGGTCCCTGACAGCCAGCTCCCATCGTTATCGGAGATTCCGACCGCCATGAAAGTGCCTTCACCCACGGCCGACCAATTCAGGACCTTGTTCGAATCGATCCACCACTGGCCGCCAATCAGGTTGATGATTTGGTTAAAAGCGTCGGTGACGGTGGAAGGATTGAGCGTCAGCGGTTCCGGCATCAGAACGAAAGCGACGGCGCCGAAGTTGATCGTCACACCTTCGCCTGAGAGTCCGTTCGCTACGATGTCTTCGATTACGTCGACCGCGGTGTCCCCAGCGTCGTACTGAGCAACGATTACCCGGTGATCACACATCGAAGACCACCCAAGACACTGGACCTGGTATTGCACCCAGGTCAGCCCCTCATAGGCGACCTCCAGAATCTGGTCAATGAAACCGCCGAACTGAAGAACGCCATCCTGGTAAATCTGAACTTGCTGGAGACATTGCGGCCGAAGAGTTCCGCCTGTTTTATCGATCAGGTAAAACTGCGCAGACCAGGACGTGTTCATTTCGGTCGTCCATTGGGTGTTGCCGTCGAGAAGACGAATAGCCGAACGATCCACGCCGTCTATCAGAAGTTGAATGACTCCGTGACTCACGCGAGCTTCAAACCTCCACGCCGCAGCGCCGCCACCATGCCGTCACCGATGGTCTGGGTGAGCTGCGTCATACCGCCCTGCCCCACCACTGAGCCATTGACGTTCACCGTGTTGTTTACGACTACGCCACCAGACCCAGCGCTCGTTACAGCCGCGCCGCCAAGCGCCGAAGGAACCGCTATAGGCGCCGGAATGGCAGGGAACGGCATAGACTCTCCGAACCCTTTCAAAAGCCACGCCTCAAGGCTCGCGAAATTTGCGCCGACATAGGCAGCAATTGACGCAAGAGCAGAAGTAGAAGCCGATGTAGCCGACCCGGTAACTCCGGGCATACCTGCAAGTCCTTGAAGCCACCCAGCGCACGCCACGATGCCATTGTTTATGTTCTGAAATGCGGTATGGAACCACGGGCTCAGGCCCACATTGAACTGCAAAGTGGTGTTGATGTTATCAAGCGCGGTGTTCGCGGTGACCAATTCTCCTACGGTAGTAACGAGCTCCGGAGGGCCCGCTGGCGTTCCTGCCGTGGTCTCGCTTACCTGCATGGTTCCTGCCGCTTGCAACTGCGAAGCTGCAAACGCAAGTGCTGCGCTCATCCCTGGCCCTGTTGGATCGGCTAAGTATTTTTCCAGGGTGGTGTTGTACTCTTGCTGCTTGTTGTACAGATTTTGACTTAGCTGCACCTGCTGCTGCGCAAGTTGCACCTGTGGTCCTGTTGCCTGTCCATCAACGTACTCTTGGAGAATCTTCGAGTAATTATTTAGCGCGGCCTCAATGTCGGGGAAAGAAATCGGAACAGTGGCCTCGTACGGTGTACCCGGTATGGCCGCCGTTCCAGGCAGATATTCTGCGGTGCCTCCCGCTGTGCCAGCGCTTGCGCTGCCACTTGAGCCGAGACCGTTCTTTAGCAGGGCATTGAGTGCCTGCAATTGATATGTCGAATTTCCGGAAATGTTGTCCAAATCCTTGAGGCCCCAATCGTTCAAGGATTCCAACAGACTCACTATAATAAAGCTGTTTTTTTCCGTTTCGCCAAATTCCAAATCCGCTGCGAGGCGCCACATGAGCTGAATCTGTTGACCCATGAGAATCGCTGTCGCGGTGGTGTTCTGCTCGATCGAATACAGAATGTCGTTTGAGCGCCCGGTCTCGATGTCCCCAATGATTCCCGAGATGGCGCCCACGGCGGAGCCAATTGCCCCGACAGCACCCATTACGGATGAAGTGACAGCTCCCGCGGCAGAGGCCATACCTGAACCAGCTCCCGCTATGCCTTCGCCAGCCGCCGACAAATCAGTACCGCCGAGTGCGTTCACACCATTCAGCGCATCGGCGGGCGCACCACCAACACCGCCACTATTGAATAGCCCCATGAAGCTGCCGAAGCCAGGGCTGCTCGCTGTACTCGACATCTGAGTGCCGATGCTCTTGATGCCATTCAATAAATTCGTAAGTGCGCCGGCGATAAACTGTCCGATTGCGTCCGTGATTGGCTTGATGAGCGTCGAAACGAAAGCGGCTGCGATTTTCTCAAGCCCCGCGATCGCATCCTTGCCAAACGAATTGCTTCCAGTAAATAGGTCCGTGGTCAGTTGATTGGATAGGCTACTGACGTCGCCCTCGATCGTGACGTACAGATTGTGCCACTGATTGACCATCGAATTATTGAAGTCGGTTTGCTTGTTCAACAGATCCGTGAGTGTCGCTTGCTGAGTGCCGCTGAGATTCGTTCCGGCTGCGACGTATGCCGCTTGCACAGCCGTGAGCATTTTGATCTGCGCGGCCTGAATTTGCTGGGGCGAAGACGTTCCATCCGTCGTGATCGTGTTGAAAGCCGTTGTGGCCTTGTCGGCTAAGGTTTGAAGAGAAGCCTCCGACTGAATCCCGAGCGCCGAAAATGCAGCGTTTGCGTTTTGGGTATTCTGCGTCATCGTGGTTTCGGGATTCTGAATGTCCTGCATCGCCTGCTTCGTCAGGCCGAAGGCTGTTTGCAGATCCGTTTCCGTTTGTTTCAGGTCCTTGTTATCGCCGGTGGTTTGTGTCTTGGCCTTGTCGAGATCGTTCTGCGCTTGCGTTACGGCCGAGAGTGGAACTAGTCCCATCACGTAATCATCGAGCGTGGTCTGCAAAGCCGTCTCAGCATCATTCTGTGCATTCGTGTCTGCGGTGACCTGCGTCTTCACATCTCGAAGGTTCTGAAGCTGGCCCGTCAAATCCTTTACGTTCGGAATTGACGTTGCCGTATAGATCGCATCCAACTGCTGCTGAGAACTGAGAATATCCTTCTGTGCGGATGCCAGAGTTTTGTTGGTTGTATTGTAGTCGGTCGTCGCACTGTTCAGCGCCTTTAAGTCTGTCGCCACTTGCTGATGAGCGTCAGCCAGCGCAAGTTGGACCGTCTTAAAATCGCTGCTGTTCTGCTGACCAGCCAAGGTCAACGCATTAAGTTGCCCGAGCAGATCTTGCTCGTTGGCCATGGCCGCATCGTAGGTTTTCTGCGCCCCTGTTACTGTCCCGAGATCCGTGGCATACCCATTGAGCGCCGACTTTGCGTTCGTCTGCAAATACGTGGCGTAGTCGTTTGCCGCGGTCTGCGCTTCCTTGGTTACGGCCGCGGCATCCTTCTGAGCTTGCGTGAGGTCTTTGGTCGCTGTCGAAAGTTCAGTCTTTGCGCTTTTCGCATTTGTCTCTGCTGTTTTCAGTGCATCTTGCGCAGCCTTCAGTGTATTCGCACCTCCTGCGCCTAGCGCCTCCGCTGATGCGACATTGTTGATCGCCTGCAATAGAGCGAGTTTGGTTTGTTCGGAATTGGCTTCCGCAGTCTTTACATTGTTCTGGGCTGTGGCTAAATCATTCGCTTTCGGCACACTCGACGTCATCAAGGAGTCGAGTAAGGTTAGCGCTGAGGCGAGATCCTTGTTCGCGCCGGTCAGGTCGGTTGTGTACTCCTTGGCAGTAACGTAGTTGGGATTGAGAGCCTTCTGGGCTGTATCGACAGCCGTTAGCGCTGCCTTGTAAGATCCCAGCGAGCCCGTGCCGGTATCGAGCGCAAGCTTCGCAGCTTCGAGGGCGATTTTAGCATCTCCGAGAGCTGTCTTTTGCTGACCAAATGCCCCCTGAGTGGTGTTGATTGCATCGAATAATTTCTGTTGATCGCTAGTATAGGTATCAATGGGCCCTTTTGCCGCAACCATCGCTGCGTACGCCGCATCGACAGCATCGCGGAAAGCATAGATAGACACGTAAGGCCCCTGCGCAACCGTGACCCCCAACTTTTGGAGTTCGGCAGCCAGTTGTATAGTCTGATCGTTGAAAGTCTTTGCGTCGGCTGTTGTCCCGTTGAACGCATCTTCGAGTTTGCCAAGTCCCGGATATGCGATCGCAAGCCACTCTGACCAAGCAGAGGAGAAGTTATGGAAAGATGAGCTGTTCTGGTCTAACCACGCGCCCAGCTTCCAGCCGGCGAAGCCAGCGGCCGCTACAACTGCAGCAGCCCCAAGGCCATACAATGTGGTCCCCAATGTGGTCCCCAAAATCATCGAAAGCGCCGAGAGCGCGCCGGTGACAATCGGAACGATTGCACCGAGCGCAGTGATGGCTATGACAACATCTTTTACCGGCCCAGGCAGATTATTGAATGCACCGACTAAGTTTTCGATGAATGGCAGAATGTCACTATTAACGAAGGCCAGAAAGTCTTTAGCGATAGGAGCCAGAGCGGCGCCCACCCCTTCCATCACAAACTCAAACTGTGTTTTAAAGTTCTGCCACTGCCCGAGGATTCCCTCCGCTACTTGCCCAGCAATTCCACCAAACTTCGTCAGCGCACTTTCAAGAACATCTAGCCGCGCCGTCTGATCCAGCGCTTTGAACGCTGTCGTCACCTGATCAGCCGTAGTGCCCATAATACCGGCCAGTGAGTTAGCCGAAATTCCGAGTGTTCCGAGCTGTCGCGCGCCGGCGGTTCCTGACAACGCCATGCGTGTAATGGCACTCGCAACTTGGCCAAAGTCGCCGCCCGTGGCGGCCGCCGTATCGGCTGCTGTCTGAAGAGCCGTGTTCACCTGGCCGGCAGAGAAACCAAGCGCAGTCATCCTCTGCGCAGCACTTACCAACGGCTCGAAGGAAAGCGCGTCCGAGATCGCGAAGCCCTTTAGCGTCTCAATCATTGTGTCGGCCGCTTCGGCGCTCCCCGTCAAAGCAGTGAGCGAAATCACCGCTTGCTCAACGTTGCCGTAAACGGTGAGCGCTTCCCCGGCAAACTCTTTGAGCGCTTCGGTGACAACTAGCGCTTCTCCAAGTGCAATCAGTTGCTCAACTGTGCCAGCAAGTCCGCTCTCTGCCTCATTCGCGGCTCCCCCTACCGCGTTCAACGCTGAAGGGACTTCGGCAACATCAGCGGCCGCGGTGCCTGCTGCTGTCCCCAGATCGTTGATCTGTGTCGTTGCCCCTTCGAGCCCGGCGAATGCAGCGTCTGTGGCTTGCGCGGCCGTGGCGGCCGCCTCAGGAACCGCGGCAAACGCTTCCTGAGCTTGTGTGCCGATATCCGAAAATAGATCCGTCTGCCCGGCAAACGCATCTTGAACGGCAGCAGCAGCCGTCTGCGCCGCTTCTGGGATTTGATCGAACGCGGCTTGTAAGTCAGAGATGTCCCCGCCTACCGTTACTACGAGATTATCGAGATCAGCCACTGAGAGCCTCGTACGCCGCTGTAAACTGTCTCACCATGTCTATTTGGGCCTGAGGATCAATCAAAGCCTTTCCGCTTGAGGCCGACACACGAGCAACATGCCTGGACGGAAACTGATTGTCGAGCGTTTTCTGCTCATGCTTTTTAACGTGGCTGTTGTAATACAGATTATAGAGCAAGCCTGTGCGCCGATCACTTCGCTCCTCTGAGTCGAGGTACATATCCCACACCATGCTCCAGTAGTACGGTGTCATCTGGAGGAATCGACAGACGGGAATGCCGATAAACTCGGCTGCCGCCATCTGTCTTAGCCATAGCGCCTCTGGAGCTAGTTGATTGTTGCTTCCGGATCCGCCTTGCGCGCCGCTATTTCGGCCAGAAACTTCGCGCTCTCCGGAGAGACTTTTTTTTGAGCCTCCTGGAGCGCTCCGCAAATCGCCGCGAAGTCGGCGAAGTCGATCAATTTCGAAATCTCCTCGGCGTTCTTGCTCCAATGGTACGCCGTGGCCGCTTCGACCATCGTTGCCACGCGCTCAAAGGCCTCGATGCCCTTAAGGTTCTGTGGTTCGAAGATGTTGATTTTGTACTCCTTGTAGAGGTGGATGATGTCGTACATCCGAAATTTCAGCTCAACTTTTTCGTCGCCGAGTTTCGCTGTGGGATACGTAACAGGATCGATTTCCATATTGCGGAAATCATACCACAAAGCAAGAACGCGGGAACCGGATGCTGTCCCTGCACCCGATCCCCGCGCCTTCGTCTGACACTGGAGGATCTATCTCTATCCTACATCAACCTGCGGCAACTGGGAACGTGGGCGCGCCGGTAACCATTATCGTGGAGTCGGCCTCAGTAACGCCGTCAACAGTCGCGGTGATCTTGAAGGTTGTCACGAAACCGTTGAATGTCCAGATGGTGGCATCCGGATCAGCGAACAGCAGCTTGAATGGAATGGGCAAACCAGGCGTGTTGTTTAATCCGCGCCCGGTGAACAGGGCCAGGAAAGCATTCTGTCCAACATCACCCGGAATAAAGAACATCTTGAACGTGATATTTCCGCCGTCGAGCAACGTGGGGACGTACTGACGCCACGGGCTCCCGGAATCCTGAGCGGTGACGTCTTGGGTCTTCACGGTCATTCCAGGTCCGGTGATCGAACCTTGCCGTGAAATCACAGTATAGATTGGCGGGCTCGATGTGGAACCGTAGAAAATCTGCGTTCCTTTTGACGGAACTGCTAACAAACCTGCATCAGGCATGGGGTCTCCTTGTTAATTCGCATCGTTGTACCAAAGCTTTGCGTCAATGACGCACATGAAAATGGGCGGCTGGGTTTGCGGCTGAACCAGCATTCGTCTGCCAAGCACGTAGTTCGGAGGCGTTCCGAGAAGTGGAGGCGAAGCGGGGACACCTTGCGCGCAATTGAAAGTCTGGAGAGCTGCTGTGACGGCCTGAGCAAACGCTTCGCTCTGCTGTCCCGAGTTTGCGCCTTGAAAGAATCCGGTGATCTGAAACCGCACGTACCCGAAAGTTCCCTGGTTTGTGTTCTCCTGGGTGTAAAGAGGCACCGTCGCGATTCGCTGATACGCTGCGCTCGGATAGGTTGGGTTCTGAGGAAGCTGGACGAGAAAAAGATTATCGCCAATAATATCAGTGACACCAGGCTGAGCCAGAAGACCCGCACGTAATTGCTGTTCGACTGAAACACTCACTGGCCTCCTACAACTGCATCGAGTTCCTGCAGAATGCCGTTCTTTATCGCATCAATTGCCGGCTGTTTCTGTGTCTCGTAGGCGGGCCGCATGTACGGCTGAGCTGCCTGATGAAACACTCGCCCTAAGCTGTCCGGACCTACGAATCCAAACTCAATGCGCCTTGCATACGCCGGATCAAATCCCCACTTATTATCCGCATCGTACGCTGGAGTGACGGTTTGTTCTTGCGTCTCCGGTTCGTCGATTGTGTTTTCCGTGTGGATTGCATCTTGAAGATTTCCTGTGTCGACAGGCACAAGCGCTTTCGCTTCCTGCTCGATCAGTCCAGCAGCTTCCGATACTCCCAACTTCAGCCCGGTCTGCGCCGCGGTCTTCATGTACTGCACCTGAAGTGTCAGCGCATCGAGCCCGCGAATTGAAACCGTGATATTCACTTCATTTCCACCTTGTAGGGAAGAACCCACCCGGCCACGCGCATCAGCTTCAAACCAAACCACATTCGAAACGATGTCAGTTTCGGCGTGTAAACCTCGATTGTCAAAGTAATTTCGTTCATGGCGTCCGCAGTGCTCATCCTCATAGCTGGTAAGCCCTCACGGTCAGCCTGGTCTGCTGCTGCTGCGAATCCGACTCTACACCGCCAGGCGTGATCGAATACGTCACGCCATCCACGATTGCAAGGTAGCGCTGAAGAACTTGCGGATACCAATCGTTCAGCAGAATGTGCCGCTGTGGAGCTTCGAAGTTGTACTCCTGCGTCCGGCCCCCTTCGAGTAGTGGCTTCAGTTGTGACACGGCCGCGATTAAGCAGGGAATAGCCACCAAGCCCGCTACGTTCTCGTAGTCCGCATTTGCCAAATCCACTTGACCCAGCGGGTCCAACACCGGAGTAGCGGCGCCGGCGCGATCCTGGAACGTGCAGAGCGATGGAAATAGCCCGGTGACAACCGCGGCCGGCATGACCGCGTTGATTTCGTATTGAAGCCCCTGGTTCACGCGATCATTCCTCCGCTCTGTCGCTGAACCTGCTTCCAGAAACGGTCACGGAATGACCACTCATCGTTAACCTGTTCAATAATCATGAACGCGCCGGAATTGTCCTCAACATCCCGGTACTCGCACGCCGTTGCACGGAGCTGAATCGAAGCGTCTGAACTGTCGAGCTTGACATCCAGCAGTTGCTTGATCGAAGCGAGCCGCGCTTTGTTGGCCGCGAGCGAATCCAGGAGCAACGCCGAAACCCGGAGGTACGATACCGGGCTGGTCGGAATGTTTTGCCCCATCGGCGGGCTATAGAACTGAGCTGATTGAAATTGAGCTCCTTGGATCTGGTAAGCGCCGGTGATTTCAGAATCCTCGAAGATGTGATTCACATCCTGGGTGTCCGAGATCAGCAACCGCACGAAGTCTATCGTGTTGTTCGTGCCGTCGCAATTGTTGTAAGTGAACATCAGGAAACCTAAAGCCAGCAGAACGCGCCCGCCACCTCTCCCGAGATTACCGAGCGCGTTCCACATGGCAACTCGTTACTGGCCGAAGCTCGCGACCGTTGTACGGCCGTCGATGTTGACTCCACCCATGACTCCGACAATTTTCATGTCCTGATCCATGGAATAGAAATCGCCCATCATCGGATCGACGCCACCGCCCATCCGCATGGTGTTCGGCACCTTCTGGAAAATCTGCGGAGTCTCGAACCCTTGCAAGAAGCCGATCTCGGTAGCCGGCCGGTTTTGCGAATTCGGATCGATGGTGATGCCCCACATTTTGTACTGGACACCGGAAGCGGTGCAGACGATAGGGATGTAAGGGTCCATAACCAATTGCAGGTTTTGGACAACCCAGTTTCCGACTTTCACAGCCTGTGCCGGGAAGCCAGTCGCACCAGCTTGCGTACCGCCCTGGACTGATACCGTGACTTCCAACATCTTCATCAAGTTCATTGCGGTGGCAAAGTAGCTTGGCCCGTACCACAGAGTCATCGTGCCAGTGATCAGAATCGGGTCACCGGTCGAGTCGCGCATTCCTGCCAAGATCGCGCAAGCATCCTGCAAACCCTGGATCGAGAGCGGGGGATTATTGGACGATGCGCCGTTTGCGAGGTTGATGAGGTTGCCGTAGCCGCTGTTGTACAGCGTGGCGTTTGGCCCGTTGGCGTCAACGTAGAAGCCGGTGATGAACTTCGAGATACCGCGGTTGCCCTGGATCGCAAGACGATTCGAGAGATCCTTGAAGATCCCGAGATCGTCATTGACGAATGCGCGCCAGTTCACAGAGGTCATCGACTGATAAAGCAACGGCTGATACTGAATCGGCGCCGTCGAAGTAGCCGCGGTCGCTGGCACGGCTCCATCTTGCGGAGCCGGCCCGAACAGGGCTTTCTGCGGAGGCGGTGCCGCGGCATCCATAGCTGTGTAGGGAGTCACCGCACCGTCGAGCAGGTAACGCGAGACCAAACGGAAGTCTCGAAGCGTGCGGATCGAGACCAGCGATTTGTTGACGATCGGATAGGCGTTGTAGAAGCCATAGTATATCCGATCCAGCACGTCCACATAGAGCGCCTGGTAATCGGTTACCGACATCGTTTCGCGCAATCCCAACTGCCGGCCTCCGGGGTCTCCGTAGATGCCCGGATACTTCTCCATCAAGTGGCGAACGAAAACTTCGTTCCGTGGTTGAATCGCTTCCTTGATGAAGATCGGATCGATTCGCCCAGCGAGAGCATCGGCATAAAGCCGAGCCGCTTCGAGAACTCGCCGGTCATGCCCCGGCCCGGCATTGCGCCGTGCTGCCGCGAAGCCCTGCATGGACTTGTCGTCAGCTACCGGCCCAGCGAGGACGCTGGAGCTGTCGAACCCGCGCCCTGCTTCCGATGCGATTATTGTCATTTTTGACATTGGTGTTAGCCTCCCGTCACAATCTCGACTACCGCTGTGGTGGAAGTCGTACCGCTGGTTACTGCTGGCGCGCTCGGATCAAGATTTCCGAAGAACGTTCCGCCGCTGGCAGCGTCGAGCGTGAAGTTGTACGTCACGTTCGTCGCGCTGTCGGTGGTTCCGCCGTCCGCGTAGACCTTATCACCAGGGTTGATCTGGTGGCCGGTTTGCGGAGATAACACCGTCGCTCCCACTACGGTGAGATTGAAACTGCCGTTCAGCAGAAACGTGGTGCCTCCGGTGTTGGCCTGGTAATTGTCCAACGCCACTGCCGGGATCTTGCCGAGCAGTACGGGTTGGCCAGCCAAGATACCCACTGGGCAAAGCGCAAAGCGCCGGCTGGTCGGGGTTCCGGTGAATACTTGGTTCTTCATTTAGGAAGCCCTCCCAGCTACCGCGAATTTCGCGGCCTCTTTGTTGCCCATCAGTTCTTCGAAAACGCCGACCGATTCCTTGAAGGCTCGCTTGTTGGCTTTCCGTGCGGCCTTCTGATCGGCTTCGGTCATCTGCACAACCGGAGCGCCGCCCAAACCAGTGATGCGTCCCGAGCCGGTAAGCTCAGCGACATACTGACCCTCAGATTTCGCCTCAGCATTCAGCCGTTCGGTGAACTTCGCCACGTCCAGCGCGCCGTCTTTTAACGGAAGCGCTTCGCGCAACACGGTGTCGATAACTTTGCGCTTGGACTGTTCGGGGAGCGTGACGGATTCGAGAAGCTTGGTTGCTTCCTCCCGCGCATCTCCGCGCAATGCTCGCTCGGTGAGCGAGACAACCGGAGTTTGCACAGCCGCTACAGCCGCGGTGACGGCCGTTTTAACTGCGCTCTCCACCAACGCTTTAATTTCCTCAGGCGACATATCGCCTCCTTCATTGAAATTGGCGGTTCGCGCCGCTTCGGTCAAAATCATTCCACCGGCCCCAGCTCGCGTCACTACATCCACGCTTTCGGCGCCGGTCAACTGTTTCAAGATCGGTACTCCATCGCGCATCTTGCCGGCTTCGGCAACTCCGGATGCTCGAATGCTCATCCCAGTGAAAGCTGCTTTCTCTTTCACGAGAGGAGCATAATCGCTGGTGAACAACGCGCTACCGTACAAGCCCGGTCCAGCTTTACCAGCCTCATCGTAGTAGGCATTCGATTCCAAAGCGCCCGCGAGTTTGTGCCAATCGCCTTCTGGGCGTGCCGATTTTTCCGCAGAGGTCGCATGGTTGATGTAGATGTGCGTGCCCTTCGTGAAAACGTTCGGCCCGTCGCGCTTCAAAACTTCAGCGGGATAGAAAGCTGAGAAACCTTTACCCGGAGCGATGAGCTTGATTGGCATCCGCACCGAATCACCAGCAGACTCGACCAGGTGCAACGCAGTTTCTTTTCTCCAATCGCTCGACTCGACGAGCTTCAGCGTGCCAGCCGCGGTGTGCGAAGTGCCAGCCTCTTTGGAATCGGAAGCTCCATCCTGCCAAGCCTTTGGCAGAGAACTCGTCCAGCCCTTTTTCTTAGCAATTCGAATGATCGAAGCTTTCAGGCTGTCCGTTGACTTGTTGCCGCTTCCGGCCCGGCCCATCGAGCGAACCGCCGCCATGATGTCGCCTGGTTTCAGGATCGGGAAGCTCTTGCCTTTGCCGGCGAAGTCGCTGGAGTCCGCGGCGTCGCGTTCCGATTTGCCGATGAACCGCTCACTGAACAACATGCGCCGTGCTTCCGCTGTCATCTTCTTCGCTTCCGCGGCGTCGGTGTCGGACATCCCCACGTAGTGATCTGTCTCGTCGGCTTCCTCATCGTAGGTGGTTCGCGGAATCACGTTCAGCGCTTGGCTGTCATCGATTGCGGTGGTCCGCTTATCGTTGACCATGCCGAGTTCATAGGGAGCTTTGTAGTACTGGCCATCGCAGTAATAAACCACATCGCCCGATTCATCGTCCCCGTAAACGTCGCAAACGTAGCAGCAGTCTCCCAGCCCCATGTCGTCAAGTTCATCTGCCAGCGCTTTGCAGATATCGGTGTTGGATAACTCGACAGCCTGCTCACTGAGCAGCATCGCAAAGAGGGCTTTAGACTCCATAGCGCGTTTTCATCAGCATGCGACACACTACCAGTCGCATACAAGCTTTGTTGCGCTACAATCTGAGGGATGCCACTGACCAGAAGTCGCGCCGCCTACTTCCGCCAACGCCGCGAAACGCTTCGGAAAACACGCGGAATGCAGGAGAAACGGCTATTTCAACAGGGTGTGGAAGCTTTGAGGAAAACGGCTATCGAGGTATTCCGTGGGATCGGATTAGGGGAGATGAACGGCTACACAGCAGCCGAAGTGCTCAAAGACCTGAAAATGGATGTTTCACGTGGAACGTAGCGGCGAAGAGAAGGAATGGGATGAGGCGTTTCACGGCTAATTGCACGTCGCGCCCCACGTCGTTCCGTTGTAGCAGAGGCCGATAGAAGCGTTTAGGCCCAGCGAGACTTCCGACTGAAGCGCGGCGTAGGCGGCTAACACGTTAGCCAGCATTTGCGTGGTCGTTGTCCCTATGGCGAAGCTGAGCGTCTGGACAAACTCGACGGTGGTCCCGGCTTTGAGCGTTGCCAACTGCGCCGCTGTAATCGTTGCCCATTGGCTCGTGCAAGCAGGACACGCGGTCGGAGTAGTAGTGGTGGTCCAAAATACGAAGGTAGCTACAACGCCTGCGGCTGTGGAGTTAATGCCCTGAACGAGGATTTGTTGCGCGGGTTGGAAACTGCCGCCAGTTGCAGACCCATTGCACGTCACCTTGAAGGTGAAGCTAGTCGAAGTTGCCGAGACCGCCGTTCCGTTGATGTTATAGGTCGCGACCGTCGAGCCGGTGATTTCAAAACCTTGAGAAGCGACAAGAGAATTGGCGACATTGACGGTCGCAACATTGCTCGCGCAGGTAATAGTGCTGATCGTGGCCGGCTGAGCCAAAGCCGCGCCGAGTGAAAAGGATAGGGCTAATAGTAAGGTTTTCATTGGTGCTTCAACTCCTGTATCTGCTTCTCTAAATCCTGAACCGCTTTCACCAGCGTGGCGATTACGGCGCGATCCGATACGTTGGCTAGATTGCCGGTCTGGGCGTTGTACGTCCCGAGCAGCGCATCGACACCAGCCACTTCCTCAGCGATGAACCCGTACTCTGCTTTGCCTGTTGCAATGCGGGTATAGCTAACCGGGTGCATGGCCATTACCCAGTCCAGGCCGTGATCGAGGTCTACGATGCTTGATTTGTCTTTGAGCAGCGATGTTCCGCAAACAGAGCCCTGGGTGAAGATACCCGTCGTTGTCCAGCAAAGGTTTACATCGCCAGAGCCTGTGGCGAGCGTGCCCGCGACCTGAAGTTGTGCAGTAGCTCCGGAATTAGAATTGACCACAGATAGTATGGGATTCGTCTGGCTCGTGACGGTGAGCGCGGGCCAACTCACGCTAGCATCTGAACCGAAATCCATGCGCGTGAATCCAGTTCCAACAGAGTTCACGAACTCAAATACACCGTTGCTGGGACCCCGCATACTTCCACCACCATTGAAATAATAAGAGCCTGTAGTTGTAATATTGTTCGTAGTTGTCACGGATCCGCCATTGCTTACCCAGAAAACGTCCACCCCATTTAGCCTCAGGTCTATTAAATTTCCCGCAAATCCGGTACAGGCATTCACCCCAAGCCCTGTGCCAGCCGTGTTCCATCCCGTGCTGGTAGTAGTCCCCGAATTGCACTCAATCAACACCTGAGGCTTAGTCGTAGTCGAAGTGCCGCCACTTGTTACCCAGGTGCCTGAGACAAGCATGGGGGGCGTTGAGAGCGCGCCGTTGAGCGAGTTGATCTGCTGGCCAGTGAAGGTGTTTGCTCCGAGAGTAGCAAAGGATGCAGGCACCGCGCCGCCATCAACCAACTTGCCACCATTCGTTCCGCTCCAAGTTGCGAAATGCCCCGTCGTATTTGAGGCAGGGCCCTGAACAAGCGGGAGATAGCCCGCGTTATTAAAATTGGCCAGGAGACCATGCTGGGTGGAATCGGAGTAAATGACATCGACCGCCGATGCTGGTCCCACACTCGGCGCGGTGCCTTCAGCTAAGCCAAAAGCTCCTCCAGTTCCCGGCGTGAGAGCAGGCCCACTCGTACCGCCAGTAAATCCATTTGGACAATTCAGGGCACCCCCGGAACTAGTGCACGTGCTCTCTCCTAACGTCGTCCCGGATAGCAGCAGCCGGTTAGCCGTGCCTCCCGTGATGGCGGTTGTGCCGATGGTCAGGCCGGAGGAGCCGCCGCCATTTCCCTGCGCCCAGACTCCGGTCTTTGGATCGCAGTAAAACAGATTTCCGCTTGCCGTCGAAGCTGCCATGAATCCCACAGGACACGCCCCGGAAGGATCGGTAGCAAATGGCAACAGTGGAGGCTGGCTTGACTGCGCGAATGCCGCAAGGCCAAAGAGGAGCGCGAGAATGATACTACGCAATGTAGAGGACATTGACCACCACCCCGGAGGGAACGTAAACGTACACGCTATTCAAATCCAATTGCTCGGTGGGCTCCGAGATCGGCGGAATGAACTGCGAGCCCTGAACCGGCATTCCACGCCCTATCGCGGTATTCTTGTCTCCGACACGTACGCCTGCACCGTTGGCGTTGACCTGAACGATCTTGGCCCACAGTGGATTATTAGCCCCTGCGCCAAAGGCGATCGTTGCAAGCGTTACGGTGGCTCCCGTACCGGTGAAATCGGCTGGTGTTTGAAGTACCATTTCTCAGAAGCATACCACTATTCTCCACCTCCAGAAAAGTCGGGATCCGGCTCATAGCTGATTGAGCACCTGCAGTTAGGATGCGCGGGTGGCTCATAGTCTCCTGAATCAAACGGAGCTTCTGAGTCAATCGCCTCCATATCGGCGTTGGTCTGGCAGTCGTCGCAAGGATCGTCTTCAGTCTCCCAAGTCTTCAATACCGGACCGTTTCCGCCGCGCCAGTCGTTTACGAAGTCCGCGGCGCCGCCGTGGTAAGCCTCCGAGACTTCATTGAGCGCCACGCTGTCAGCTCGCGAGTTGCCGGCCGCGTCCGTTGTAGCCCAGTCCTTGAACTGCGCAGCCACGAGTCCTAAAACGGCGGCGTGGGTCAGGTCCGCCGTAAAGCTCTTGTCTACCAGCTTTCCAATCTCATCACCCGTGGTATCGTCCAGGTCGTCTTCGAGGTCCGTTACCGTTCTATCGACTCCAGGCAAGCTCGGCAACGCTGGCTTGGCTTTCGCCTCCCGAGGTTTTGGAAGTTGCGCCTGGGCCAGCGCCGCGCCGCTATCGTAGGCTGTGGCCATCACCGCTGCGTACATCCGCGAAAGGTTTGCATCCCGAATATGGAGCGCCGATCGCCAGTTATCGAGGCCAGCCGCTTTGATGGCTCTGGCTTGTTTACGAAAGCGCCCGGCTACCGATTTGCGAAGCGCCCTCACCAGCGGGTCAATCACTTTGGCTCTGGATGCGCGCCGCAAGTTCTCGGTGAGTTCCAAAGCTCCATTGGCTACCGCTTCCTCGGCCGCGCCTTCTCGAAGTTGCATAACCAGCTTGGGAGTCACGAACCACCGAAAGCCGGTCAACGCCTGGTCACCTTCGATCATCTCCAAATGATCGGTATTCACCATTGCCATCGAGCCGTGCGAGAAAAGGTTGTGTCCTGCGTCGAAGCCGAAACAGATCACCGCGAGCATCGGCATGATGAGCGGATCGTGGGTTACAATCAGAACGCGCCCGTCAGTGTGGCCTTCGTCAAAGTAATCGCCGCACGCCGCCACTACTTCCGCCCATGCCGTCGCTGGGGTCTGATCCGGCTCCAGCGCTTCGAGCACAGCATCCGGCAGATTACCGGTGATAAGTTCGGCTGTGTCTCTCGCGCGCGCGAAAGGGCTGCTGTAAACCTGATCGAACTTCACTCCGAGGTCCTTCAGGTACTTTCGGATTGCCTTGCATTGCTGCTTTCCCAAATCCGTAAGCGTACGATTAGGGTCCATCCGCGCTCCTGGTGTGCAGTGCGCATGACGCATGAGATAGTACTTAGGCATTTTTTTATTTTCCACGTGGGGTCGGAGTCCATGCCGACGCTGGGAACCTGCTTAGTGGCCACGTCCACAGATTCCGCTAACACAGGTTAAGAACCTGCCGCTCTTTGCTGATCTCGGTTGCCCTAAGATGGCTGAGCTACCCACGCAGTTGCAATGCTACCGTGTCCCGCGTAGTTGCGCAAGTACTAAAGTCTCAGCATCTCGATGGTGGGGTACTGGCTCCAGTGCTTCATCGCTCCGCTATAAACCGTCGGCTTCCACACCATTCCGCATTCCGGACACTCGAAGTGTTGTAAGTTCGGGTCCGCCTCAGCAGCTTCAGTGAGCGCGTGATTGCAACACAGTTCCGAATCTTCATCGAAGGTTTGAAGCATCACTTACCATTGACCGTCTCGTAAGCTTCCAGCGCGCCCCTTAGCTTGCTGAATGCTTCCTTGGTCGTCGGCCTCGCCTGCTGACCAGGTGCCGCCGGCGGTTGGACCGTACTATTCGGTGCGCCTGGAGGTATCGCGCTTCCACCAGGTGCTTGAGGCACGCCGCCAGGCGAAGGAAGCAACGGCAGGATCGGCGCCGGCAACGGTTCCTTCGTTCTGTCCGGATCGTATTCATCATCCGGATATTGTTCCTCAGTCACCTCGTCACCGTTCTCGATCCCATTCAACTCGTAGAGCCGCCGCACGCCAACCTTTTCGTCGATGCCGACTACCTGGCCGCCTTTATCGCCCAGTGTCATCGAAAGCACGGTCGCTTGAATCAGTGCCGGAATGTCTCCCTCGCGAATCGACGGAAAGCTTACCTTGACGTCAATCGTTCCAGGTTGCGGAGTTGACTTCTCCCACACCCACTGCCCGCGTTCGTTCTGGTAGCGCTTCGCTTCCACGATCCGAACCTTGACGCCGCCCAACGCTTCTTTGAGCTTGCCGCCCGCCGCGCCGCTCGATATTTGCAACACGTACTTCGCAATGATCGTCAGATCCTCCCGCCACGCTTCCTGCTTTTCCATGAACACCAGCTCGGTCGGGCGATCCAGCGTTGTCGCCGTCGCCAAGTTTCCTGTCGACACATCCGCGAGAAACGTTTCCGGAACTCCCACAACCATGCAACACATCAGCTTATACTGCCGAACGTCTTCCGGATCACCTCCCCCGCCTCTTGTGTTGAACGCCTGCAAAGTCGTACCCGGCCCGCTCGCGAAGATCGCGGCATTCACCGGAGTAGGATTCGTGTCCCAGATTGCCGCCGATGGCCCGACAGTGGTGCTCAACTGCTGCTTGGCGCCTTCCATGGCTTGCTGGCCGCCCTTGGTGGTCAACGTTGCCGCAATCGTCGCCAGCGAGAGCCTGACAGTCATGCAGGCTTCAAGAAACCTACGTGCAGCTCGTGCCCAGTCGATCGCCGGGTAGATGATTGGACAGCCGAAAACCCACTTGGCCACTTCGCCGCACTTGCGATGATGAATCGGCACGTCCCAAACTATCTCGTAGGTGTTGAACGTCTTCGGCCTCACGGTCGGTTCGTAGTTCAGCGCCGGGTAGTACTTGGTTTGGGTCACGAAATCCCATGTCCCGGTGTCACCGTTCCAAATCTTCTGAGACCAGATGCGCTTGAAATACCATTCAGTGTCGGAGTCGTCCGGGTCCGAAATGATCTCCTGCATTTCCGTTGCATCGATCGTGCGCAGCTTGACTTTGCCGGTGTTGATCTTGTCCGGGAAAAACGCGAAAAAGATGTTTCCATCGTAATACTTCGCCTTTTCCAGCTTCGACAAACCGATCTGGCCCAACACCATCCGGTTGTCTTCCACGAACTGCTTCAGCACCTCATTCGCAGTATCGTTGGTCGATGAAATCTCGACACCGCGCCCGAAAACGTACGCTGCCGAAATGTCGATCAGCCTTCTAAGGATTGGATTCTTGATGTAGTACAACCGCGAGATGAGAATGATCTGCTGGATTCCCCACCTGGTGAATTCGAGCCACGATAGGTTTATCTGACGCATCCAATCGACGTTCTGAAGCGCGAGCTCGATATCACCAAAAGCGCCTTGGGACATTTGCGGGTACGCTTCGCGCAACGGCATCGCGGATTCCTGCGCCATGGATTTCTGAGCCGATGCGATCAGGCGATTCGATTGCTGAACTACTTCTGGTGAAATCTTCCACGGTCCAGAGCCCGACATCCGGACAGCCTCAACCATCTCAGCAATGAGTTCCGCGCCGGCCTCACGCCGCTCGCGTTGCTTGGCGTCGAGATCGAGGTAGGCTTCGGCGATCGCACGCTCACGAGCAGAAAGCGGAGGTTCAGGCTTTTGAGGCGAGAGGCGAAGGTAGAGCCGTTTGAGGAGAGCTAGAAACCATCGGCGCATTTGGGACAAGGGTATCATACGGCTGAAGGTTCAGGCTGTTCGGGTTTGCAAGCCAGCGGTTGTACTTCTTTGCCGGACCACGACCGAAGTAGACGCATGGACCGTCTGGCTTGCGCCGGATCCGGAGATACTGAAGACATCGGGCATGGCACTGGTCACCGACACGCACTAGCCAGGCCTTATCCATTTCGAGGCCTTGACAGCTTGAACTCCACAGCGTGTGAAACCAAACTACGGTTTCAGTGGCCATCCATGCGGCTTGGCGAAAGATGGCGTTCTTTTCTTGCGCGTTGAACCGGATGTATGGCGGATCGAGAATAACCACATCGAAGCTATCGCGGCCGAATGGCGGCAACCAAGCATCCGCTATGACATCTGGCTTTACCGTAGGGTCGATGTCCAGCCGAAGCCCGAACGTCGAGCGGCCGCCAAAGAGTTGCAAGATTCGTTTGCCGGCAAAATCCGCCTGCAGGCGCTTTCGAACCTCAACCGGGAACGTCCAGCCTTTACCGCGCCGATTCGCGCACCACAGGACCTCGACAGGGTAACTGACACGCTTCATACCACACCGAACAGATCGAGGCCTTTGAACGTCTCCGCGCCGTGCTCTACTACTAACCGGCGAACTTCAGCTTCCTGCCACAAATCCCCAGGCGTCAAATCGTTTACCAACTTAACTCCGAGTCCTTCGTACGGTGCCCACCACTCTGCTGGTACGTTCGCAAAGGTCCACTCTAACGCCCACGCCGGTTGTAGTCCATACTTGACCGAGCAATCGTGCGGTGAACGCCAGAGATTGTACTGCTGCTCAATCGCCTCAATCGGTTTGGTCGGCCAGCGCAACCGCTCGACGCATTTGTACAGCGCGTGTTTTGCCCTCAACCGTCTTTCACTAACTCCCCACAAGTGAAAGCTTCCACCTTGACCGTGCTGAATTGGTCGGTACGGTTTCAGCGCCATGCCGCCGGGTTCCCTGCTGTGGAACTTGTCGCCGCTCCAGCTCAGCCGTGGATCGTCCTGGAACGCTACCGAGAGCCAACGATTTCCCCAAATGCCGTTCGAGTGATATTGGTCGAGCGAGCCGCGAAGCTGGTACATCGGGGGTTGTAGGCACTCGCCTTTTCCAATCCCCCTCAGGTAGGCATTAATTGTGTTTACTGAGGTCTTCGATGGCAGCAGATTCCCTGTCAGGATTTCATCGGCGTCTACTATGGCTATGTGAGTTGCACCGCGTTCTCTCGCTTCATGCAGAAGCATTTGGCGCTGTTCCATCTCTCGCCACTCCTGCTCGCGATCGTCTCGAATGATGAGCCGCGACAATCCGACCTCTTGCGCGATCCCTTCCATGATTTCGCGGCTGCTGTCCGTTGAACCATGGTCCGCACAAATCACCGTATCGCACCACATCAGCGCCGCCCGCAATGTCAACCCGAGACACCAGGCTTCGTTTCGTACCGGCATAATTCCTACGAGTTTCATTCAGGCCTCTGGTACGTCGCCAAGCCTTCCGCGGCCTCTTCAATTTCCGCGTCTGTCGCGCCGAGCACCTTCAGTGCCATATCGCGGAACCGTTCATCTTCAGCCCCTTGTTCCGGCCCGTAAGTTTCCCGCTGCGTAACTTCGTAGGCGTCCATCAGCTCGCGAATCGCTTGTATTCTGTCCATCAAATCACATCCCCCACTTTCCGCACGCCGCGTTTCCGCAAAATCGCTTTCATCTCCCGTAACGCTCGCTCCAGAATCTGACTCGCTCGTCCTTCGCTTACCCCGAACGCCGCCGCGATCTCATTCATCGAGCAGTCTTCCTCAAATCGCATCATCAGACAATCGCGCCAGCGTTCCGGTAATTCAGCCATCGTCTCTGCTATCAAATGCGCAGCGCTGTTCGGTGTTTTCTCCTCATCTAGCAGTAAATCAGGCCGACGAAGTTGGACCTCCTGGACGGGGTAGGTTCGGGTCCCTGGTCGCAGCGCTCGCAACGCATCACACATAGCCCCTACTAATCTGCCTTGGAGCCACGTCTTAAAAGTCCCCAGCGCTCGATCGTACATGGTCGCATCCTTCACAATCCGCACGTAAACACATCCCACGATTTCATCCCGGTCAATGTGAAATGGCAACCTATCCGCTCGAAGCTTCACGCCAGTGCGGATGTAAGAAAAGTGCTCAGCCACCAGGTCTCCGTTTTTCATGCCTTCAAAGTTAGCACTGAATCCCAGTGTCCGAACCAGTCGCCAAGCTTCGCCCGTGGATGCTGGGCGATCCGATAATCCGGTAATCGTCTCCACAGATCCTCGAAGTAGGCCAGGTTCTTCGTTGCGTCCGCTCCATCGTGAAACTCGACGCTGATTTGTGTCGCGATCGGCCCCGGCCAGTTCCACAGGATGTCGAACTCTGAACCTTCGCAGTCGAGCTTGACCACATCCCAGCGCTTCACCTCACAATGGCGCATCAACGTGGTGATGTCGATGCAGGGGACCTCGTAAATCTTGGCGTCGTAATACTTGTCTCCTTCGATCAGCAGATTGCCTTCACCGTCCGAGTAAGAAGCATAGTTGGATTTGGTCTTGCCGTCTCCAACAAGCGCCATGTTCCAGAACATACAGTTCAGTGGCCCCGCGCTAGATCCGGAGATACTGAAGACACCGGACGCGATTTCCTTGTCTGGGTCCATAGCGATCACGATAGCTCCCGGTCTCAACTTCAGAATCGCGTCGGTGAAGTCGAAGCGCCTGCATCCGACATCGAGAACGATAGGGATTTCTGGCAGCAAGTCAACGTCGATGGTGTGCTCAGCTAGTTTTTGCAGGTTCATTGGGTTTCCTGAAATAGATCGGCGCCGGATTCGTCGCTTCGAGGATCGCTTTCTTGCAACCGGAGAGGTCGAAGTCGTCAACGATCACATAGCCGCCTGGTGGAACTAGTGGGTAGAGGTAGTCCATGCATACCTTGGTGGAGCGGTAGAGATCGCCGTCGAGCCGCAAGACTGCGATCTGCTGAACGTCCGCGTAAGGCAAGCGCCCAACGGGCCCCGGCCTCACGGTGTCTTCGAACCAGCCGGGATGATAAACCAGCAGTTCGTCCGGTATCCCCCAGTCGCGCATGTTCTTCTTGACGTCTTCAAGCAAGCATTTCGCCTCGCCGGACGGTTTGTGCGCCAGCTCTGAATCTTCCGGCCCGGCCAACGGGATCCCTTCGAAGCTATCGAACAGGTGAACACGGCGCAAGCTTCCGTAGTCGTACTCGTCTTCCTCCGACTGATCAAGAATCGCGCGCGCCATGATTGCCGAACTGGCGCCGGCGTAGACTCCGCATTCCACGAAGTCGCCTGGGATGCCACGTTCCAGCGCCATCCGGCAAATGTCGTACGTCATTTCCTGAGACGTTCGATGGCCAAGCGAGTGGTAACAGACTTTCTCCCACCATTGTTTCGTCATACGTTCCTGTAGATTGATCCTGACAGATCCCGCTTGTCGCCTCGGCAGTCCTGTTGATGAAACATTTGCGGCCAGGTGTCGCTAGGCCATCCGCAACCAGGAGAAATTGGCCAGCCGAACTGGCAGGCCTCACGATGCGGTTTAATTCCGTACTTGATCGCCAACAGGCTGAGCACCGATTGTTCGTTCGAATGCCGTTTGAAGCCAGGGAACTCTTCGGTGTAGCTGCTCCTGTAGAGCTTCTGACACTCGCGATTCGTGGCGTACGTCAGCCATTCGGCCAGAAACTGCTCGAGCCGCGGATCGCCCTTTTTGAACATCGAGAACCGGCCACACGCCTGTATCTCTTCGCCTTCCGTACGGCCAAGTTGTTCTGCGAGCCCCATCACAAGGAATGCATCTCGCCGTGTCCAAAACTTATTGGGACAGCCTTGCGCCTCGAACAGCACTATCCCTTCGCGACCACACAACTCGAAGATCGGCGTCAGATCCGCAATTGGGTAAGTATCGGCGTCGGTGTAGAGAACCAGGTCACCAGTCTCCAGGCGTTTCATCTCCTGCATGAGCATGTACGGCTTCCATGCGCACCATCCGAAACCCCAGTTGCGATGGTCAAATGCCGGATCTTCATCGGTGTGCCACAGCCAATTGTTGATTTGGTAGAACGGCGTGGTCATCAACCAGGCATCATCGTATACCCGCACTTCGTTGACACCGAAGCCAGGAGCCCGCGAGACAATGACGCCGGTGGTTTCGTCGTAGGCTTTGCCGCCGAATGTGACGTAAACACGCTTCATGTTTTCTCCATCCACACCCGATCGGTCTCAACGTCCATATTCATCGCTGCCCTTCTTTCCCAACAGTCCCAACAGTTCCCAACACAATTTTCCCAACAGTTCCCCCTACTTCGTGGATACTGCCATACCACGTACAAACCGCGCTGTAAACATACCGCTGATCTCGCTCGCTCATCCCTTCACCACGATCAAATTCGTTCCGTTCGCATACGTGCATCGATATCCCCGCTTCGTCGCGGCCTTCAGTAGTTCAGTAGTCCGCTCATCGTGCTCAACGCAGATACATCGAGCGTCCCAGTCGAGTTCCATTATTCGTAAAAAGATTTCGCTACTGACGCCTTCTGCGTCGATGTTAATGAAGTCGAAGCCGCCGAACTTGTTGGAAATGTCCTCGGGCGGCAGAGCCAGAACTAACATCGAGCCGTAGTAGGTGACGTCCGTACGGTCTGACGGCTTCAACATCGGGCCTATTGTGCTGCTGGGCTGATCACTCACCTTCAGATTAAAGATCCCCCGCGAGAGCGCCACAACAGCACTGACCAACTGGATGCGTGGTTCAAACTTGTATTCGAGCAGCAGCGCTTCCATGTAGCGCGGCGACGGCTCGATCATCACCCCTGACCAACCCAGCTCGAAGAGTGCGCGTGTGTTCGATTTGTCGAATGGATCACCAGCACCGATATCCAAGAATCGTCCAGCCCGTTGCGCCGCGTCTCGCCCTCCGAAGTCATGCGATTGCTTCCACGGCACAGCAAAGGCGGCCAGGATATGCTTCTCTTCGTCTTCTTGGGAATACATCTACATGCTCCTGATTCCGTACTTGTCTCTCGAAGTCGGAGTTACGACCGCTCGCTTGTCCCACTTCTGCTCCGCCCGCAGTTTCTTCCATTCCTTTGTCTCGAAGTGCGCCTCAACACGCGAACGCTCAATCTTCGCTTCCCATTCAGCCAGCGGCATCCCTTGAAAGTCTGGAGGAACGTCCGAGAGACGGTAGCCGCGTGGTTTCAGTTCAGAGAGCGTCATGCGATTGGTTCGTGTCCTGGAAAGCCCGCTGCCTTCCGCTGATTGAAAAGTGTCTGCGTCCGCTTCCAGTTCTCCTGACTATTCGCCTCCCGCAGAAACTCTGGAATGTCTGAACGTTGAGCGAGCGACTTCCGGCCCCAGTGCTCATGTCGGTGCGTCAAGTCTTCCCGCTGCCACAACACCCCGAGTTTCTTCGAGACCTCGAACAGCTCCTCGTCATCGTGCATGTGCCGATATTCAGGCCAGAACGGGCCATTGCCTTGATACATGCGCCGGCAGAATTCGCGGCCGAGCCACGGTGACCCGCAGATCCGATCAATGCGGGAAGCTGGCCAGGCTTTGAGATCACCAATAGGCTGCATCACGCCGAAGGTTGACCAATATTTCCAGCTTGGCGCATTACTGCCAGATCCGCCTGGTGCGGCAACGTCAAAGGGAATGTGGCTCCACTTCGGCTTGGCGGGCGGATAGGTCAACTCCACGGTATTGTAAAAACGTCCGCTACACTGCTGGGCGATTTCTTCGGCTCGTACGTTTGGGTCGGGGTAGATATCGTCTGACGCCGCTACTACCCAGTCGCACTGCGGATCGACCATGAACTGCACTTCGGCGAGAAAGTTCATGGATGCGCCCCAGCCGCGATACTCACCAATGCAATCCAGAACAGTGGCCTGGATTCCCTGGGACTCGCCAGCATCCCGCAACACACTGGATTTGTACCCCATATCGTGCCACGCCTGTAGAACTTTGTTCACCACTTCCGGTGGACGCTTTGATGGGAAACACACCCAAACCGACATCAGGCTGCACGCTCGCTTTCGTAATCGGTATTGTAAATTGCTATTGCTGCCTCGATGTCGATGCCGTGAATCTTTTCAAACTCCCGCTTGCCGAGCTTGTGAATCGATGTCTCACCGCTAGTATGGTGCCCAGTGCAAAGCGCGAGCCCGCGGCGGTCACTCTTTGGCGAACCGAACTCGCGGACATGATGGAACTCAAGGTCGCCACTGCAAAGCCGTGGAAACGTGCGCACCAAGCATGACTGAGTGTGCATCCATGCCAGAAAGTCTTTATCAATCACCCGCCCGCGCCGGGGCTTCGCACGCTTCTTTCGGATTGGCTTTCTGATGAGCATCTTTTTCACTAATTCCATGCGCTTCTGTTCGCTGCGAATCAAAAATCCGGCTCTCATAGCTTCATCAACTCCTTGAGTCTTCCGTCCCAGCCGGTCTCTCGCTTCCATTCCAACGCTTCCAGATCGTGGGTTTGGCTGTAGATTACGGAAGATTTCTTTACGACAGCGGCGCTCACACGTTGCCTTCCTGATAACTGTCTCCCATCGCCATCACGCTCCGCAACCGCGAATCCCAGCCGGTCTCTCGCTTCCATTCCAACGCTTCAGGCGTGACCTTGGCGTGCGTGTTGCCGCCGTGCAGCTCCGCTACCAGCATCGGTCGCCATGAGCCTGTTTGGTCCGGATTGTCACCATACGATTGCAGCGACGTGCATGCCGAGGTCCGCTGTCCAAGCGTAAATAGCCTGTCCTCGCCGGCACTTGTCCCCGTAAATGGATGCGTCTCCCAGTACTTCCGCCAATAGCAAAGGCTTGTCCCAACTGGCGATTTGTGATCCGCGTGTCGCCACATCCAGGCTTCCGATTTCACCGAGTCCCAGAACAGCAGATCGTTGTAGCCCACGATGTCGGCATTCGAGGCTTGCAGCAACCGCACCTGCTCTTCGATGCGATGCGGCGCCGACCAATCGTCGGAGTCCCAGTGGATCAGTACTTCCGAATCCGTGATCAGTGAGTGCGCCTGGTTACGGAGCTTGCCGATCGTGCCCGACATCTCCGCTCCTTCCTTCGCAATAATGATTCGAGAAGTCGCGAGCCGATCCAGCGAGTACGGCTTCTTGCCCGTGTCGTAGATCAGTAGCCAGGCATTCTCGTACGTCTGACTCAGGAAGCACTGCACCGCGCGATCCGTGTAGGCTTGCCGATCGGCTGTCAAACAGATTGCGCTTACGGTTGGTTGTCTCATATCGTCACCTCAAAAAACGTCGCAAGCGTTTGGATGATGCGCCGCCGATTCTCTTTGGACAACGCCGTGAGTTGCTTGATAATCGCGAGCAGTAGTTCATCATCCGGATGCGATGCGCCCGCCTGCATCGCTGCGCGCCCAGCTCTCTCACCCACGCTTGCCGACCTCGCCTGTCGCCTTGTCATGGATCACCACCTGCAAAAGCTTCTCGCGCCACACCACAGGATGCCCATGTAACCTGAAGCCTTCATCGATCAGCTTTTCGATTGCGGTTGCGCCCCGGCCATCAGCCGCGGTTGGATTCATTTCGAGTATTCTGATTTGCATTTCTCCCTTTCTCGGATTACACGAGGCGAGATCATTGGCCCGCCTCGTTAATTTCAACAGTTATTACCTGATCGGCTTTTCGGGCTTGTCCGGCTTATCCGGTTTATCCGGCTTGTCGGGCTTTTCCGGAGGATCGGCAAAAGTTCGCATCGGGTTTCTCCTTTCGCACTGAGCAGCGGAGCTTCGCCCCAGCAGTCGGAGGAAAGCGGTACGAAGGAGGCCTCCGCTGCCAGTACGTCCACACGATACCGCACTATTGCTACTT